TAGATCGTTCATAACTTCTAAGAAGTTTCACAAGCTTGCGCTTGTATCGAAGTTTGTGAAGTTCTGTTAGTCTACGCTGTGCCTTACAACGATACAGAACTTCTTGGTAGATGTTGCGTGAAGTAGGCACTAGATTGTGCCTACCTCGTTGTTGTCTAAGACTGGTCAAGTTCTTTCTCAAACTTTTCCAACTTTCCGTCTGCAATCGCTTTGACTGCTTTCAGTGTCTGTGAGAAGTTAAGCCCACCAAGCACGTCAAACGTGTCATCGAGTTTGAAGTTCTTAAGAACAAGGCCCTCAGTGCCTATTAAATTAATAAGCTTAGAGACCTCATCTGCTATACGAACTTCTGCAGATCGGGAAGTATTGGCTCCGCCGCTTTCCTCCAAAGACAACATAGCTGTACGAGCTTTTGATAGAACGCTATAGACATCGTCTTTAGCATCGCTTTTATCTCGCTTCGCATGGACAACGTCATCGCCATGCTTGCCGTCTTTGATGTCCTCTGCAGTCCACAATGCGGCCTCAAACCCTGCGAATGAAGCAATCGTAGGGAACAAGTACTCATCAAACCATACTTTCGTAGAAGTAGATTTGTGCGCATTCGGTCCACTATGCGGGTATAAATCCGTTACAACAAACCCGTCGTCGTATAGGCTTTTTGCAAGCGGACCTGATACTGCGCGAGTGGTGCGAATAGCAGAACCAATTTCGCTCAGATGACCGAGCGAAGTTTCAGAAAACTTCTTATCAAAAGAAGCAGTAGTCTTAGATGATTTGGTCATAATGACCTCCTATCGTTATCGAAACGGAGACATGTTATTATGACTTTCATCAGAGATACCGATCAGGCATCTCTGCCGTTTCGATGATTAACTTAGAGCATATCTAATTTTAATTGTAAATAGCATTTGAGTAGTAAACTTGTCTAAACCTGTCTAACTCTGTCTAACTCTGTCTAAACTTGTTTAGTTTATTTTAATCTAGCCACGCAAACCTAAAAGCTGATATCGACAACCATACCCACCCCCACCCCTCGCGTTGTGAAATGCGTTGCGTGCTTCTGTATGTAATATTAATTTACTCAAATAAATCCGCAATTTTTGAGATTGGACCCCCCACCCCCTCTATATAGGGATACCCCCCCTATAAATTCTAAACCCCTTTACAAAAAAATTTTTTTCACTATATAATGCGTTACGGTGAACAACCTGCGAGCAAATATGACTATAATAGTAGAACCCGAAATGGGTGTACCCTTAGAAAAGAGTGTCCCTCCTGTCGATCTAAAGGATCGTGTGGAGTCAGCAGCCAATACGGCTAAAGAACTTGAGGGGCATGGGTTAGATTTAGAGCCAACCAAGGAAGATAAGGATATAGCAGCTAAACTTGTTACGGCTTATGCGGATAATCCTGATAAAACTTCTAAGAAAGCTACCCCAAACAAAATTGCAGCCCTTACCCCCGCCTCATTGCTCTTGACAAACAGTATTTTACAGGAGTTTGGGCGTTCTGTTGTAGAAAGTTCGGTGCAAATACGTCATTTAGTGACAAATAAGTTACTACTAGAGACAGATAACCCTGATCCACGGGTTAGAATACGTGCTTTGGAGCTTTTAGGTAAGATTTCAGACGTAGGGTTGTTTGCAGAGAAGTCAGAAGTTACCATAACACATCAATCTACGGATGATCTACGTGAAAAACTGCGTTCTAAGCTCGCAAAACTCGTAAATCCTGCAAATGAAGTAGAAAATGCAGTTGTGATAGATGGAGAACCCTTAAATGTAGACGAGGAGCTAGGTTTAGACAGTGAATAAGCCTGTTTTAGACTTTACTGAGGAAGAAATTCAACAGATGTTGAATAATCTAGACCAATATAGTACCGAAGAGATTGCTGAGATTGACCGTATGGTCGATGAATTGAGTACGCGGAAGATAAATCAAGCATCTTACGATGATCTTATAGAATTTTGTAAATCTATGCAGCCTGATTACATTGTTGGAAAGCACCACAGGTTACTTGCAGATATGCTCATGGGCATCGAAAGAGGAGAAAAAGATCGTATTTGTGTGAATATACCTCCTCGACATGGTAAGTCACAGCTTGTGTCCATTATGTTTCCCGCATGGTTCTTGGGGCGTAACCCCAATAAAAAGGTTATGATGGTATCTCATACGACTGATCTAGCGGTTGATTTTGGTCGAAAAGTACGTAATTTGATTGCCACAGACGCTTACACAGCTATATTTCCCACTGTGAAGTTAGCCATCGACTCTAAATCTGCAGGACGTTGGAACACAAATTCAGGAGGTGAATATTATGCGTGTGGTATTGGTTCTTCTATTGCAGGTCGTGGTGCTGACCTCTTGCTCGTCGATGACCCCCACTCTGAACAAGATGTCATTAATGGAAACTTTGAAGTGTTCGAAAAAGCTTACGAGTGGTTCACCTTTGGTGCGCGTACCCGTCTTATGCCTGGAGGTCGCGTTGCCATAATACAGACACGTTGGCACATGGATGACTTAACAGGACGTGTTACAAGAGACATGGCGCAGAACGAGAGGTCTGACCAGTATGAGGTTGTCGAGTTTCCCGCTATCTTAGATACAATAGATAAGAAAACAAAAGAGTCTATGCAAAAACCACTTTGGCCTGAGTTTTTTGACCTTGATGCGTTACTCCGTACCAAAGCTTCTATGCCTGTGTTTCAGTGGAACGCTCAGTATCAACAAGAACCAACAGCAGAAGAAGCCGCTGTAGTTAAAAGAGAGTGGTGGCAGATGTGGAAGAAAGATGACCCTCCACAATGCGAGTATGTTATCATGTCTCTTGATGCGGCAGCAGAGACACACAACCGTGCCGATTACACAGCTTTAACAACTTGGGGTGTGTTTTTGAATGAAGAGGTAGACAACTATAACATTATTCTGTTAAACAGTATAAAGAAGCGTATGGAGTTTCCAGAACTGAAACAGTTAGCTATGGACGAATATAGCGAGTGGGAACCTGATTCGTTTATTGTGGAGAAAAAGAGTGCGGGTACGGCACTCTACCAAGAAATGAGGAGAATGGGTATACCTGTATCAGAGTTTACTCCGCACAGGGGGTCAGGCGATAAAATGGCACGGTTAAATTCTGTAACCGATATTGTAGCGTCAGGTCTTGTATGGGTTCCAGAGACGAGATGGGCAGAAGAAGTAATAGAAGAGATTGCAGGATTTCCATTTATGAGTCATGATGACCTTGTAGATTCAACTGTAATGGCATTGATGAGATTTAGACAGGGCGGGTTTATAAGACTACCAAGCGACGAGCCTGAAGAGACTCGATATTTTAAACGTAGAGGAAGTGGATTTTACTAATGGCTATTGAAAAAGGACTATACCAAGCACCTGTAGGTTTAGAAGAAGCAGAGATGAATACCTCTGAGCTAGAGATAGAAATTGTAAATCCCGAAAGCGTGACTTTAGACGACGGAAGTATGGAGATAACAATAGTCCCTGATGCAGATACAGGTGACACCATACCGTTTGATGGCAACATTGCAGAGATATTAGAAGAAGGCGAGCTTAACACTCTTGCAAATGATATTATCGGCGCAGTTGATTCTGATGTAGATAGCCGCAAGGATTGGGCAGATACGTTTGTAAAGGGCCTTGACGTGTTAGGGTTTAAGTATGAAGAACGTACTGAACCTTGGGACGGGGCTTGTGGAGTGTATTCTACAGTATTAGCTGAAGCTGCTATACGATTCCAAGCAGAGACTATGAGTGAGACATTTCCATCCGCAGGTCCTGTTAAGACAAAAATACTTGGTGAAGAAACAAAAGAAAAAGAAGAAGCCGCAGCTCGTGTCAAAGCCGACATGAATTACGAGCTTACTGAGAATATGGTTGAGTATAGACCAGAACATGAAAGATTGCTTTATAGTCTTGGATTAGCAGGGTCAGCATTTAAGAAAGTATACTACGACCCAAACATGGGACGGCAGATGGCTGTGTATATCCCTGCAGAAGATGTTATCGTGCCTTATGGAGCTTCGCATGTAGAAACCGCAGAGCGTGTAACGCATGTTATGCGAAGAACAAAAAATGAGTTAAAGAAGCTACAGGCTAATGGGTTTTATCGTGATGTAGAACTTGGAGATCCACAACCATACCACAGTGACATTGAGAAGAGAAAAGCCGAGGAGGGTGGATATTCTTTAACAGATGATTATAGGTACAGTGTTTATGAAGTTCACGCTGACTTGTTAATAGATGGTATAGATAATTCTGAAGATGAGATTGCTAAACCCTACGTGGTAACTATAGAGCGTGGGTCTAACGAGATACTGTCTATTCGTAGGAATTGGAACCAAGATGATATGTTGATGTTAAAGCGTCAACACTTCGTACATTATGTATATGTCCCAGGATTTGGGTTCTACGGGCTAGGTCTTATACATATAATAGGGGGGTACGCGAGAGCAGGAACCTCACTTATACGGCAGCTTGTAGACGCAGGAACACTTGCCAACCTACCTGGGGGTCTCAAAGCCCGTGGGTTACGGATAAAAGGAGATGATACTCCCATAGAACCTGGGGAGTGGAAGGACGTGGATGTACCGTCAGGCAGTATTCGTGACAATATTATGCCTCTACCTTACAAAGAACCGAGTCAGACCCTTCTCGCACTCCTAGATAAAATAACACAAGAAGGTCGTAGGCTTGGAGCTATTAGTGATATGAATATATCTGACATGTCGGCTAATGCTCCTGTGGGAACAACTCTCGCTCTTTTAGAACGCACTCTAAAACCAATGGCAGCAGTACAGGCTCGTGTTCATTATGCAATGAAGCAAGAGTTTAAAATGTTAAAACTGTTGATGGCAGAGTATGCACCTACAGAATATGCGTATCAACCACTGCGAGGTGAAGTTAGCGCACGACAAGCTGACTATATGATGATAGACGTTATTCCTGTATCA